GTTGTGAGGGCATTTGGAATTTGAAAATTTTGGTAAAATCCTATTTATTTTCTGATCAAGTTATATTACAATGATTTATGTGAAAATATCATTAAAAGTTAAAGAGAAATCCATGCAACATAATAAAAAAATATCAGACGTTGTCCCCATATGCGTTCAATGCAAGCTTTTGCCAACGGAATTTGTAACACATAAATGGAAAATAAGACCAAATAGAGAAATATGCGCTTCTTGTGTCAAATTAAAATTTTTACAAGAAAATCCTGAAATTGTGCAATTACGTAATGAGCGGAGAGAAGCCAATAGATTAAAAAAAGAAGTACGTAAGAAAAATAGGGAACAATTTAAAAACTTTTTTAAAAATAATCCACAATCTAGAGCACATTATGAAGAGCAGCAAAGAAAAAAAAGAGAAAGGGAAAAAGCATATCTGAAATCTGAAAAAGGCCGTGCCATTTACAGGGATTCTATGGCGAAAAGAAGAGCAAAGGTGCTAGGGGCTTTAATCGAGTTGAACGAAGAGGAAAGAAAACAAATTAAAGAATTTTACAGGCTCAGGCCTGAAGGATATCATGTTGACCACATAATCCCTTTAGCTAAAGGAGGTAAGCATTGTCTTGAAAATCTACAATATTTGAAAGCCGAAGACAATATGAAAAAAAATACTAAAATAGACTGGGAAATTTTATGTGGAAAACTTGAAGATGGCAGCACTATTTCAGTGTCATGGTTAATGTGCAAATTTAAATTAAGTCCTTATAACGCTGTTAATCTAATGCAGCATATCAAAGAAACGTATCAAAATATTCATATTGATTTTGAAAACATTTATTTTTGTCAGAAAGATTTAATAAAAATTAATAAAAAAGAAAAGATTACAGGAAAAATTAAATGCAAAAGACGACCGAAAAAGAAGCCACCAATGACACCCAGAGGGAAGGACGTAACAAAGCCTTGACTATTTCCTGTGATGTCTACTTGCAGCTGGTTTTAAAATATCCAGAGTTTTTTAAAAACTGTGAGACTATTGATTGCGGACCCGGATGGTATAAATTAATCGAGATTCTTACAGAAAAAATTATCAAAGTCTGTAGAAGAGAAAAGATAGAAGACGTTTATCCTGTTGAAATCAAAGAAAAATTTGGATCATTAAGATATTATTTAAGTTCTGAAACTGATGAATTAAATGATTTGATTGACGAGGCGATAAAAGAATCTGAATCTACATGTACACGATGCGGGAAAGAGGGGCGTGTTGGCAGAGAGTCAAGGTTATCGAGTCCATATTCTTGGATTTCGTGTTTATGTTTGAAGTGTCGAGGAGGGGAAAAATGTACAATGATATTGTAACCTATATATATAACCAAATGGAACTGAATAAGATATTTAAAGAAAATGCCTATACGAGGGGATTTCAAGCGGCTCTTGATTTAGTGCTGAATTTTGTTCAGAAAAAAAAGATGGAGTATGACGATGAGCATTGAGCTAACAATTACAATAAGAGACGAGGAGAAGCGTAGACTTTCAAAAAGCTTTCTTTGCTATGAAGCTATCGCCATGAGTGAGGAAGATCCATATATTTCAGAATGTTTAAAAGAATTACTTGCAGAATTTAAGGGCGAACCTGATGATATAAAGATAAAGGCAGAAATGATTTTGAGGTGAATATGGGCAAAAAGATGGGTAGAAAACCTAAACCGATTAACTGGGATAAGGTTGACGAAATGTTAAAAGTTGGTTGCCCGGGCACAGAAATTGCTTCTTATTTCGACATGCACTGCAATAATTTCTATAGTCGTGTTGTTAAGGACAAAGGAATGGCTTTTACTGAATATGCCTCGAGGCTCCACGACGTAGGAAATGTTTTTATACGCCAAGCCCAATACGATAAAGCAGTCAAAGGGCGCGACAATACTATGCTTATTTGGCTTGGCAAGCAGCGCCTTAACCAAAAAGAAAATATTACCCCTGAAGTTGATGCCGATACAACACATCAATATCTTGAGGTGATTAAACAGCTTAGTTGCCTTCAATCAGCTAAAAAGATTGAGCAAAGCAATGAGATTAGCGAGCCAAAATCAGCGTGATTGACGGGGGCATAAAGTGCTTGCGGTGGTAATTCCGCTAAGTTTTTATTCAATGCCTGTAGCATTTCCAACAATTCCTGTTTTGTAGGTAAACTCTGGGTAACCTCAAAAACTTCGTGAGATAAGTGGGATTCTTCCCCATTTTTCATTTGGATTCCCTCGCTTCCCATATGTACAACGGTTTGAACATGCTAAGTATTTCATCACTCATTTCTGGATCATTAAAATACTCAGAAAAAATCTTGGTAAAGTTATTTTGAAGCTCAAATGAATCTTTACCTGACGCTGCTAGTAACTTATTTGTTTTAGGGGTTTTAATCGCCCCTATCCACTGTTTGTTAATATCATCCCAAAAAGTAGGGACACGTAGAATTAAGGATTCCTCTCCATCTAAATGTAAAGTCATTTCTAAATAAGATGGAGACTCAATTGACCCGGTTTTTCTCATTGGATTTGCCCCATGTTTTAAAATCGTCTAATGTTTTGGCTTCATGTTTAGTATAAATTTCCTTTTCAATCAAAGAAATTATCCAATCTTGAAGTGTTAGGCCTTTAGAGTAAGCCATGGATTTGGCTACATTGTGCAAATCCAAGGGGATTCGCACGCAGAACATTTTGCTTTCCTTGTTATTCAGCATTTTCTTTTTCCTCTAGGTAATAATCATCAATCATGTAGAACAATTCATCTCGTCCTTTCTCTTTTCCTAAAAAGTCAAAGGCGATATCACAACATATGGATATAAGGGCATCGCATATATCGCATGCATTGGGGTTAATTTGGGATTGCTTTTTAATTAGTTCTCTAATTTCGTCTTGGAAGGTCATTTGATTTATCCTTATCATTAAATTCACTAAATTCTAAATTATATAGTAATAATATTGCTTCACATACAATTTTTGATTTATCAATACTTCTATCATTTCTATATCGCGCTAAGTAAATCTCGGTAAGCGCAATTTCCGTTTCATCGGATAAATAGGCTGTTATTTTTCTTTTCATATTTCCTCTAGCAGTGATTTTCTTCAAATTCAGAGATGCCTATTTCGATAGCGGCATGCACTGTTTTTATGGCCACTAAATCATTAGGGGCACGAGCTAGTGACAGTGATACACCAGCGGCAATAAGTCGAGCTACAATTTCGTAAGCAGGCAATTTGTCCTTGTAAAATTCAATTAAAGTCTCAATCTCTCTTCCTAATTCATTCAAGTCTTCTTGATATTCCATTTTTTATTCTCCTTCTTTGCATTCATTACAACCATCATCATTTAGCTGGCAATCTTCTTCAAATCCTTCATAGCCGCAATTGGGGCAAACGTGCCAGATTTCTAGCTTGCTTCCGTTCATCATTGCGCATTGATAATCTGCATTAGTTAAAAATACGTACCCACTTTCTTTATTTAACATTGGGACTACTTCATCATCGTTAAAGCCCTCTGGAAGTCCGTAGCTATTCCATTTATCTAATATGTTGGCAAGTATGCATCTTTCACGGTAACCGAAATCTGCTAGGTTTGTGGTTGTTATTTCTTGTGTTTTCATTGTGTATCTCCTTTTATTGATTATTTATTAAGAAACTGAGTCATGGACGGTGAAACTGAGTGCACCATATTCGAGGTTTAATTTTTCAGCACGAGCTTTTGCTCTTTTTCTGCATTGGTAAGGGCCTCCTATAAAGTGTTTCAATCTTGTGTTGTAGATTCTGTATACTAGCATCTTATCTCCTTGGTTTTGAATATGCCATACAATATAGCATTGTATGCAGGATTTAGGCAAGGAAAAATAAATTAAAAGAATATTTACATGTTTTAGGTGAAAATGACTATAAAAAGGAATTATTCAGTTTTTGAATCTAATTTATCTAATATGGAATTAAGTTGAGCATATCCATATTTTAAGGTAATTAAATCGTATAATTCATTTACTTCATCTAATATTTTATCTAACTCTATGAGACGAGCGTCTTGCTCTATGGATAGGATAATAGGGGCATTGTTGAGAAGATCATTTCGCAACTCAATAATTGATTGCTCTATCTCGTAGAAACGATAAATTAAGCGTGTGGCTTCAAGTGTGATTTGTGGATGTTCACTCATTCAATAGGCCTATGAGGATTTACCCAGTAGATATACGCATCTACACGAGAGGCTAGATCCCATTGCCCATTGATAAAACAAATTTTACTGATAGTCTTGTAATCTCCATAGTCCCTGATAACGTACTTACAGCTATAAGGATGATTCGAGATTTCTTTTACAGACAGAGGTATTTGAGCATATTTAGTAACACTCATATCATTCCTCGAGGCTAAAGTCTTTAAATTCCCCTGCGTGGTAATCAGCAAAGAACTTATTAAGAAATATTTCACAAGATTTTACAGCTTGGGGATTTTGATGAAAGCTGGCTAAAATCAACGAGGTACAAGCCCCCATATAGGCCGCGAAAAACACACGACTATCATTTTGAAGCAAAACTTCTAGCAAAATATCCAAAATCTGTTTTCTCAAAACTGTGATTTCTTCAATGATATGATCTGGCAATTCTGTATATTCAAATTTCATATGCATATATCTTTTTAAATCTACACTGGTTGGGCTCGAACCAACGACTACGCGCTTAACAGGCGCGGGCTCTACCTACTGAGCTACAGTGTAATACATCTTGTTTAGCCTCTCTTTGTTTACAATAAAGGCATAAGCGCGAGCAATAAAAGTTATTCTGTCCTTGGTTGCTCTTAACCCTATAATTCTTTGTAGCTAGCTGAAAAGGCTTCTTACACCAATCACATACCAAAAGAGTAAAAGCCTTTTTCTTGGTGGTAGCGTTATGAAGCTTGGTATGTGTCTTGCCATTCACAAGCTCTAAGTTAGCTATTCTATTATCTGTTCTGCATCCATTGATATGATGTATTTGATAACCCTCTGGCGGAATAATTCGAGTATGCAACCACCACACAATCGTATGCTCATAGGCATAGACTCCACGATACTTCTTTCCGGGAAAATCAGCGGGTGCTTTGACTAAAATGTAAGGGCCGTTCTTCAAATCTAGAGCTTCTCCAAAAATAATTGATATGCTAAACAAAAGTTTATGACATTACCGCTAGCCCCAAAACAACTAAAGTTTATCATAAACAGCACAGCCCGCTGGAACATAGCCCATGGAGCTGTAAGAGCTGGGAAAACTGTAGCAACAACATTTAGATTTTTGCAAGCGGCAAATGATTGCCCCGATTCAAAAATCTTTATCGTAGGCCATACCTTTGACACAGCCTATCGAAATGTAATCCGCTTAATCATGGAAGACCCCACCCTCGCCATATTTCGCCCCTTTTGTACGTGGTCCGGTAAAAAGCTCTATTTCAGAGACAAAGTTATAACCGTGCTAGGGGCAAAAGATGAAGGGGCAGTTGGTAATTTCCAAGGCGATACCTATTCCCTTGTCCTATGCGATGAAATGACTCTCTATCCTCAATCCATCATTGAAATGATCAATTCTCGCCTATCAAAAGATTGGAGTATGGGATTTGCGGCGATGAACCCCAAACACCCCACCCATATAATTAAGCAGTGGATAGACAGGGGCCTAGAAGGCGACAAAAACTTTTATTCTTTACATTGGACAATCGATGATAACCCTTACTTGCCCGAAGCTTATAAACAAAATCTTAGAGATACTTCAACGGGAATGTTCTATAAACGGAACTACCTTGGAGTATGGTGCCTTGCCGAAGGAGCGATTTTCGACTTTTTTGACAAAAATATCCACGTTGTACGCAAGCCGCCAAGAGCCGCCGAATACTGGATTGCAGGAATCGACTACGGCACAGTCAATAACTTCGCCTGCGAGCTTATTGGTATCAGCACTGGGCAATATACACAAAGTGGAATCTGTAGATGGGTAGAGAAAGAGTATGTCTGGGATTCCAAGAAAAGAGAGCGTCAGAAAACAAATAGTGAGTATGCCGACGATGTGCACGCTTTCCTTGAGCCCTACGGCGTTAAAGCTGTCTATGTGGACCCAAGCGCCGCGGCATTCAAGTTAGAGCTTAGAAAGCGTGGCATTCACGTTGTAGACGCCGACAATGACGTACTCAATGGGATCACCTTCATGACATCCGAAATGCAAAAGGGCAACCTCTTTGTGTTAGATTGTTGCGATAATCTCATCCGTGAGCTAGAATCTTACGTTTGGGATGGGAAAGCGGCTGCAAAAGGGGATGATGAGCCACTTAAGAAAGACGATCATAGCATCGATGCAACACGTTATGCCCTATATACGCACAAAGTTACACCATATCAACCC